GAATATGTTCCAAACCCCAAAGATGCGAGTAAACCTGTAATAAAGAAGTTCAAGAAAAAGACAGTTTATTACCAACCCAATGTAGCAGCTGCTATCTTCTTGCTTACAAATATTGACCCCGACAACTACCAAAATAAACAGCGTACAGATGTTGCAGTTAAGAAGTTAGAGGAGAAAGAGGAAATGAGCAAGGAAGAGATAGACAAAGAGATTGAAAGACTAGACAAATTGATTTCGCAAGAGTAAACTCATGGCAGGAAAAGGAAAAGACACAACGGAAATTAAGCGAAAATTAATGGAGCTAAAGAAGCAAAAGCTAAAACTTGAAGCACCATTAACTTTTTCGTGCTTTCTTGGCTATTCCAATTCAAAATATGAGCTTAAATGGTTTCACAAAGTCATTGCTGACTATTGCCAAATGCTCTTGGAGGGCAAGATTAAAAACCTTATGGTATTCGTGCCTCCACAGCATGGTAAAAGTGAGATTATTTCACGTAATTTTCCAGCGTGGGCTTTAGGCAAGAACCCTAACTTAAAGATAGTAGGTAGCTCTTATTCTGCTGACCTTGCGGAGCAATTCTCAAGAGCAATTCAGCGAACGATTGACACCAAAGAATACCAAGCGATTTTTCCAAATACCTACCTCAATGGGTCAAACGTAAGAACCGATGTAAAAGGCTACTTGAGAAACGTTGATATTTTCGAGATTGTCAATCACAAAGGCTTTTACAAAGCTGTTGGTGTGGGTGGTTCACTAACAGGTACACCTGTCGACATTGCGATTATCGATGACCCTGTAAAAGATGCGTCAGAAGCCAACTCTACAACCTATCGTCAAAGAGTGTGGGATTGGTACAACACCGTACTTACAACTCGTTTGCACAATGATTCCAAGCAGTTATTTATCATGACGAGATGGCATGAAGATGATTTGGCAGGTAGGATTCTGAAAGCTGAACCGCAAGAGTGGACGGTGCTCTCAATTCCTGCTATCTGTGAAGAAGACCACGATGGAGAGATTAACTCTCCAAGAAAGGTAGGCGAAGCTCTTTGGGAAGAAAGACACTCTTTAGCAAAGCTTACAAAGCAAAAGGGGCGTGCCCCTCGTGAGTTCTCTGCACTTTACCAGCAACATCCAACGATAGTAGGAGGTAACATCGTCAAGAGCAATTGGTTTGCGAGAATTTCAATGAATGAATTCATACGTTTGCATCATTCAGAGCCTGTAATATTTTTCATGGACACCGCTTACACAGAGAAGAGTAGTAATGACCCAACGGGTATCATTGCAACGTGTAAAATTGGAAATGATTTGTACATCATTCATGGTGAAAAGGTGAGAAAAGAATTTCCCGACTTGATTAGATTCATTCCAAATTATGTGAAATCACATGGCTACACTGCAAAAAGCACCATAAGGATAGAACCAAAGGCTAATGGCTTGTCGGTGATTCAGCAGCTCAAAGAAACAACAGGCTTAAATGTGACTAAAACGCCAACACCAAAGGAGAGCAAAGAAACACGCCTTAACACGGCTTCACCAGCAGTTGAGTGTGGTAGAATTGTGTTAGTTGACGGAGCGTGGAATACTGACTTTATAGACGAGGTTTGCGGGTTTCCATCAAAGCCCCACGATGAGTATGTGGATATTCTTTGCTATGCTATTGATTATCACCTTAATAGCACGCATAAACCGATAGATTTAGAACGATTATCAAATATTGCATTTTAAAATAAATTATACACTATGACTTTTGAAGAAATAATCAATAACGCATCTTCACCAAGTGAGATTGTAGTTGCTTTGCAAGAGAAAAACATCAGCCTACCTCAATGGCATGGTAAAGATGGTTTAAGGGCTGAATACGAGCCTAAAGAGCACCCTGTAATGAATAAGGCTATTTACCCCGACGTTGTGAAAGGTGGAGAGGTAGAAAAAGTGACAAGAGTAACGTTTGACTTGCAAAGATTAGCGGTTAAACGTATGACGGAGCTTTGTTGTGGAATACCAGTGAAGCGCATTTATAAGCCTGAAAACGATAAGCAAAAAGAAATAGCAGCACTTCTTGAAGCTATCTATCAACGCAACAGAATAGACAGCGTCAATATTGAGCGATTAAATATGCTTTTTGCAAGCTGTGAAGTCGCAACGCTGTGGTATGCAACAGACACACCAAACAACCATTATGGACGTCCAAGCGAGCTTAAATTACGTTGTAGGAACTTTACACCTATGAATGATGATGTTCTATTCCCTTTATTCGATGAATACGGGGATATGATTGCATTTTCAGTGGCTTATAAGCGCAAGGTTGGAAAGAAAACAGTAGATTTCTTTGATACTTACAGTGAAAAACGACACATGAAGTTCTCTAATGCAAACGGAGAGTGGGAGATTATCGAAGATGAAGAAATTACTCTATTGAAGATACCAGCTGTGTATATGTATCGTTCAACGCCAATTTGGGAGGATACCTCAAAGATTGTGTATGAAATGGAATGGGCACTCTCACGCAATGGTAACTACTTGCGCAAGAATAGTAAGCCTTTGTTTGTAGTAGCGTCTGATGATGATGTGTCGTTTGGTGGTGAAAAAAGTAGCATTAAAGAGTTTAGAGCAGTGTTGCATTTGCCAAAAGAAGCAACTGCAAGCTATGTTACATGGACGCAAGCAGTTGATAACTTGAAGTTCTATATCAACGAGCTAAGAGCAATGTTTTTCACACAGTTACAACTACCTGATTGGAGCTATGAGAAAATGTCACAGCAAGCCTTGTCAGGTGAAAGTCGTAAGCAATTGTTCATTGACGCACAGATGAAAGTTAAAGACGAAAGCGGAAGAGTTTTAGAGTTCTTAGATAGAGAAACAAACGTGCTCAAAGCCTTTGCGAAGATTATTCTTGGTGAAGCCTATGTACAAGATATTGATGCTCTAAAGGTGGAAAACAAAATAACTCCATTCTCTATTTCTGATAACCTCGAAAACGTGAACATGCTACTTGCTGCTAATGGTGGTAAGGCTATTATGTCACAACGAGAGAGTATAGAGAACTTCGGCTATTCTGAAGATGTTGATAGAACCTTTAAGGAGATAACAGAAGAGCAAGAGATTGACAGCTTCTCACTTGCTCAATAACGATGAACTAACACCAAGATAAAAGACAATGCCCAAACCCAAAGACAAACACGACGAACAGCACTTGAAGAATGTGCAGTTGTATCTCAAAAGAATTCAAGAACTTTATAAAATAGCATCCGATGAAGCAAGTAAAATCGGATGCTCGATTAATGGTGTGGATAGCTCAAAGCCTTTCAATTTTGACGATTATCCGCAAATTAAAAAGAAGATGGATGCACTTCTATCTAAGTTCAAGAAGTCTCTTGAGGTATCTATCGTGAATGGAATTGAAGCAGAATGGGCATTGTCTAATAGCAAAAATGATGAGATAGTAAATAAAGCCTTTGGAAGTAGGAAAGATAAGCTTACAGATGAGCAAAAGAAACGCTATTTCAATAATAATGAGGACGCAAAGGACGCTTTCATTGAGCGCAAACGCAATGGCTTAAGCCTTTCTGATAGTGTGTGGGATTTCACCAAACGCTTTAAGAGTGAAATAGAAATGGGTTTGGATTTGGGCATACGTAGTGGCAAATCTGCTGACCAAATGAGCCGTTCACTAAGAGACTATTTGCAAAACACTAATAAGCTCTTTAGACGCTATAAAGATGAGCATGGTATTTTGCAACTTTCAAAGGCTGCTAAAGCTTTTCATCCAGGACAAGGTGTTTATCGTTCATCGTACATGAATGCACGAAGATTGGCTGCAACAGAAACTAATATTGCCTATCGTACCGCTGACCATTTGCGTTGGAAAGAAATGGACTTTGTAGTGGGTATTGAAATCCACTTGTCAAACAATCATACTTGCAAGGGTAGAGACGGTAAACCACATGATTTTCACGACATTTGTGATGAATTACAAGGCAAATACCCAAAGGATTTCAAGTTTACAGGTTGGCATCCTCATTGCAGATGCTTTGTGACTTCTATTTTGAAGACACCTGATGAGCTAAAGAGTGGAAAGCCAAGCAAGAGCGAAGTAAAAGAACTACCAAGCAAATTCAAAGAATGGTATGAGAATAACAAAGAGCGTATCGACAAGGCGAAGTCGTTGCCTTATTTCATCAAAGACAATTTCAAGGATGGTGAGTTTATAGGTCAAAAGCCACTCACAACTCTTGAAAAAGCTAAGATAAGACAATCTCAAAGAACAAAAGAGCAGATAGCAGATATTCAAAAGAGATGGGACGAGAGAAAGAAAAACCAACTTATAAGAGTAGCAGCTAGCAATGTTCTTAACGTTGCTAAGGATTATAGTGAGGTAGATTATTCTAAATTAGAAGCAGTAATAGGAAGTGGAGATATAAAGAAAATATCAACCCTTACAAGAGAAGTTGCAAAGGCTGTTTCTGACATGAAGAAGCAAGAAGAAGATCTTTCTACAATTATTCCTGATGTTCACGAGTGGCATAAGAAATTCACGATTGATGAACTTAAGCAAACTTTTAGTGGTGTAGCTAAAACTTTAAAATCTATGCCTACAGACCTAGAGGTTAGGAAAGTAAAATTAGATTTTGAAATGCAGTGGGTTGAAAAACACAAAAAATACCCCACATGGGAAGTTGCAAAGGCTTCATATCAAAAAGAATTTAAGCGTGTAGAAAGAAATCTTGAGGAAATAGAGATAAAAGAATCTGTAATTAAAGCTTTAGGAATGGCGGACTCATCACGCTCAAGCGTATTTAAGACACTTGCAATCGAGATGCGCTCTATCCTTTCAGCACCAAATTTTGATTTAAAGGTAGCCCGAGAAAAAGCTGATGCCCTCATAAAGAAACAGAAAGAACTTGAATATAGAAGAAAAGGAGCTGTAAAAGAAGCTAAAATAGGTGCTTCTGTGCCTTTGAAGCGTGAAACGTTAAAGGAGATGTCTTTACGCTTAGGTAAGGATTTACCTAAAACTCTACCCAATTTAGATAAGGCAATCAAAGCTTATGAGAAAACTTCAATGTATGGCTCGAAAGCAAAGAAATATAAAGAAGACATCGAGGAACTTATGCGGAAAGTTTTTGATAAGCATGATTTAGGAATGAATATTGAAGAAGAAACTATTGAAAAAGTTTTAACTTCATGGTTTAAGAATACTTTTGAGGTCGGTGGAGGAAATGGCTATGTTGGATCATTGAAAACAGAGGGAAAAATTGAAACTGACCACGGAAGATTAATAGCTGCACACCAATTATTTGGGATATCAAAAGACTTGAAAAATAAACAATTAGAGCGTAAACAATACGAGAAATATGGAAATCTCCTTGACCATAATGTCATAGAATCGTTACGACATAATACGGCAAGGATGTATGGAAATGTTGAAGTGCGATTTAAAAAAGATAAAGTTCTTGCGACATGGACTGCAGGAGATAGCTTATGTAAAAGGTGGCAACCATCCTTGTGTTCTGACCCTAAATCTTGCTCGTTCGATGATTCCTACAAAACACCAACGACTAAAAATGAGAACATTATAGACCTTTCAATTTTTAAGGAGGACCACATTTATGACTACCTTGAGCTACAATTCCACGGAGATTTAACCATTGACTGTGTAGATTCATTAGCTTTTCCTTATGATTTGACAAATCCCAGATATGCAAAAGAGTATTCTACAGCTTTAAAATGGAAGAAAATAGGTGTAAAAATTTACTTTATAACAGAGAGCGGAAACTTAGGCCAATTGTAAGCGTACGTCAGGACACTTCTCAAAGTAGGTTTCCATCACTTCATACAAAGAATAAGGAGCCCATTTGCCTACGTAAGCTGCCACAGCTTTTGCAAAGCTGACACGTGGATTTTCATCATCAACAAGCTCGGAGAGGTGTTCGCAAATCATTTTCTCTGCAAACCATAGTTTCGCCTCGTTTTTCTTATCGTATTCTAGCGGACACAACACTTCACCTTTAAAAAAATAGCAAAGTGGTAATAATTGACTGTATAGCATATTTATTAATTTTATCCTTGTTATTTATCTACTCTTCATCGTCTCTCTTGCTATTATCTTCGTCTCTAACTATCTTAGTTAAATCCTTATCGAAGTAATATACACGATGGCTTATAACTTTGTGACCCTCAGGGTTGTTTGCTCTAAATGTATGTTCAAGTTTCCAACCTATAAACTTAGGGATGAAAAGCGAATCCATCTCTTGGTGTTTTTTTTCATACTTCTTTAAACTATCCAAAAGAGTTTCTGCTTCTTGTATATATCTGCCTTGAGTATCATACAAACCTAATTCCTCATAGGTTTCTGCATTATTGAGAGCCGATGTGCATTTTTGCTTGTATTTTTCTTCCCAAAACACCACTTCTTTGTATTCTTCTAGGTCTTCAACTTGAGAAAAAGCAGAATCCAAAGTGCCAAACTCTACACTCTCATAGCTATTCATATCGTGCAATGATGTTTCAAGTTGCTTTTTAACGAGGTTTTCAGCCTGTTTTTGTGGGTTTTGTGTGCAACTTGTAATTGCAAAAACCAAGCCAATAAGTGATAGCGTTGCTAGTAGGTTTGCTTTCATCGATTTTTAATCTTAATTATTAGTGAATAAAAATGCAACTTACACATAGTGTAAAGTCTTTGTTGCAAATATAGTGCTTTTCTGTAAATAA